GATTGGTTTCGTGTACACCAGTTTACTATTTTTGTTATAATTCTTGCCATCCTCTTTAGTATAAGGAGTAGGCAAAACCTCGCCCGCTTTACGTGCCTCTGCTGGAGTTATTTTAGATGCTCCCTTTTTTCTTGGGTCGGTAAAACGCTTATAAGTTTCACGAGTCCAAAAATGGTGGCAAGCTCCGCCTCCTTTGTAAAGAAAAATGTCGTAAGTGTCAGTACCTCTCGGACCCCAACCTGGGTTAGTGCTTGCCTTCTCGCTCATCTTCATAATATCTTCTTTACGATATAGCTTATTAGCACTTGTCATTTTTTTACAAAAATCACGAGACTTTTCGGTAGTTTCTCCGCTATATCTATAACGAGAGATAAAAAGTTTACCATCTTGAGAACTTTTTAAATCTGGACGAGCGACACCAGTAGTAACAAACTCCCACATCTTAGACATAAGGCTTTTAGATGGGTTATTTAAAGCCTCTAGCTCCGCATCTAAGCTATCTTCATCCTCGTATGATACCGCACGACTATCTACTAATTCCCACTCGTTTAAATCAAGTTCTTCACCGTACTCTTCTACGTCTAATTCTTCTAATTGAGAAGATAACTTAACTCCAGTTTCCTCTTCCATTGTCTCCGCATTCATCGTAGGGTTTTGGTCGATAAACTCTAAAGGTTGTAAAGTCTTAAAGTAAAGGTTTAAGCTAATTGAGTTAAACGCTAAAACCTTGTCAATAGCATCGATAATAGTTCCTTGCTTAGGACGAATAACCATATTATCAAATAATACCGAAGCATTCTTTAACTCGTCCGCATTAGAACTAAATCCGTTGTTTGATGGGATACCAAATAACAAACCGCTAGTAATTGAATGACCTAATAAAATCTTACCTCTAGCCTCTTCGCTTAAATATTGGTAGTGAGCTGGAGCATCGTTTAAAGGTACGCTATCAATTGTAGTCTTCTTAGTCTCATCGCTATTGAACGCTACAACTATTTTAGCTCCATTTGAGCCACTTAATTTGCGTTTAACATCGGAAGCTATTAAGCCTTGCTTTTCTTCGTCTGGTACGCCATTATTAAAGTTAATAACGCTAGTAGGAGAGAAGCCGTTTTGTACGTCATTAATTAAGTAGTCTGCAATCTCTTCTTCTAAAGTCGCATAAGGCAAAGCACCAATATAATCGACATTAGAATAATACTTTTGTCCTACGCTATAATCACGTACACAAAGAAGCTCTAAAGTCTTATCGCCATATCCAAAAGCACCAATACGCTTAGGAGGATAGTTTTTAGTGTCGCTCCAATTATCGGAGTAATAGTAGCCAGTAATCTCGCCCTTATCGTTGCACTTCTCGGTACGGATTAATTGAGCGGGTACGTGTTCTATTCTTAATACCGCATTTTTAGCTTTGTTGTAAATTACTTGAAAATATCCTTGACCTAAAAGCTTGTAGTCCGTAATTACGCACTTTAATACTTCGGGTCTAAAAAGCATCTTCATTTGAGCATACTCGTTCGGTTTCTTATTTGAATCCGTAGCATCCAAACCCCTACCATAGATAAGCTTATTAATAGAGTTAATAACCGAGTTATTAGTAGTCGAATTATTATATCTATCAATTAGGTATTTAAAGTATTCGTTGTCATCGCCAAAATTAACCCATGCTTCTTTATTAGATTCGATGGATTGAGGCGGTTTATGCGATTCAAAATTGAACACGTGAACGTTACTCATAGAAAATTATATTTTGGTCGTTTTGTACGTACTCGTCTTTATTAACGCTATACGTTCCTATTGTTTGATTAGTGCAAAATACTTTATCACGAAATATAAGCTCGTCATCTTGCTTAATTGTCATCGTGTAAAAATGCCCTTCTTCTAAATTAAGTATTTTAGAAAATGTAAGATAGTACGATACTTGGGTACAAGTAATAGAATACTCGACCTCTACGTTAGTCGTTTCGTTTCTTAAAAATAGCTTATTGCCCGCATTTCTACGAGTAGGTACAAAGCGTACTAATTGAGCTACGTTAGATTCTTGTAAAACTATCATTATAGTATAAACGTTATTTAATATGTTTTGTTTCTAAAACGAAAAAGGGGAAGACATCTGCTCCCCCAATTTCAAACCTCAAACAACAAAAACTATTAAGAACCTGACACAACCGTAAAGCCAGCTGATTCTAAAGAAGTCGTTAAGAAGTTAGCTGGTACTGGCTCTTGACCTGATAGCACTAAAGTGTATCCTGATAAATCGCCCATTGCTGCACCAGTAACGATTGTACCTCCAGAAACTTCCATTCCGTGAGCCAATCCACAATAGAATAGGTTTCCATTGTTATCTTCTACAATAACTTGAGGACGTCCGTAAGACAAAAGCTTAATTTGCTTGTGGTCTACAATCGATAATTTTTTTAACGTTAAGTTTAAAGTTTGCTCGAAGAACGTAGTTCCGTTCTCACGAGAAGAAGTAATAGTTTGCTCGAAAGAACTATTACCTTTTAAGTCGTACTTATATGCACTAGGAGTACCTGCAACCGCTGAGATAGCATCCGTGTTAGTAGCATCGTAAGTAACTCCCGTAGCATCGCCCTCGTTCACGAAGTAAACGGCTTTTAATCCACCGTTACTCGTTTTGCAAGGCTCAATTCTGCCTAAAGAAATATCACAAGCCATTTTGTATAATTTAAAAGATTGAAAAATAAGCACCCCGAATTAACGAGGTGCTATTGAAGCTAATTAGTTAGCTGAGTTAGTGATTCCGTAAGTTACGATATCTTCTACCGAACCATACTGAACACCAGCCGTCATTCTCATAACTACGCGGACGTTCTCACTTCCGTCTGTCTCGCTCATGTCAATAACCTTAACAGAAGAAGAATCCATATCAGCTAATAAGCCAGTTCCGAAGAATAAGTTTTCTTTCAAAGTAGCAATTGCAGTGTTAGAAGCTAAACCATTAGCTACGAAAATCTTAACACCATCGAAAGAAAGAGAACCATTGTTGTACCATTGAGTTCCCATTGCGTTAGTACCATTAGCACCTAAGCCAGAAGCAGCAAATCCACCCAAAGCACGAACGTAAGCACGAGCGATGTTTTGAGAAACGTAGATATATAAGCCATCTTGTCCGTAAAGAGCTGCAGGGATTGCATCAACAATCTTACCTAATTCAGCAACTACGTTAGAAGCAGTAACCGTAGTACCAGTAACTTCTTGAGCCGTTGGTAAAGCAGCATCCGCAGCTAACAATGTAGCGAAACCATTGAACTCGCCAGCGTTAGCAGTAACACCAGTCCAGATGTTAGTCTCGTTCTTAGCAGCAACTTTAGCAGCTACGTGAGCTACCAAGAAGTCAGCGAAAGACTTAGGAAGTACATCGAATGCAGAATATCCTTGCTCTGCTGATAACCAATCAGAGTGAAAATCTTTCTTACATAATTGTAAGTTTACTTGGAATTCTTCTGGTTGTAAGATACGCTCAGTTAAAGTAACCGTAGACGTAGCAGTAAAGTCACAAGAAGCATCTTTTAAGATTGCATCCGTAGACAATTTCTTAACTACCTCTTTGTATTTGATACCAGGTTTAACCGTGATACCACCCGCATCGATAGTAGGAGAAGATAATAAAGCAGCGGCGATAATTTGATTTTTAAATTCTCCGCTATAAGAAGTTGTGATACTTGTTGTAGTAGCCATTTTTTAATTTGTTAGTTAATTATTTTGAAAAGATTCTGTTAAATACCGCATCCTCAATAGATGAAGTTTTGTTTTTTGCAATTTTAAAAGATTGTTTTGGAGCGTTTGCTTCTGGATTGTGAGCTAAAGGCTCAGCACCTTCTTCGATAGAAGACATTTCAACTTTCAAAGACTCGTTCTCCGCTTTTAACGCTTCGTTTTCTTGCTTGATTAATGAGAACTCTTGACGTAATTTCTCAATCTCAGCGAAGAAAGTTTCCTTAGAAACCGATTCTACAATACGCTTAGCTTTAGGCTCTTCTTGAGACATCTCTGGAGCTACCACTTCTTGCGGTGCTTCCTCAATCATTGGAGCTTCTTCTTCCACTTCTTCAGGAGAAATAGAAGCAATAACACCTTCTACGGATACTACTAAAATGTTTCCGTCCTCTAACTTGTACTCGCCTACTGGCATCGGTACAATACCGTCCGCCGTTACAATTCCTACCGAGTAATCCGGCTCAAATGCTTCCGCTTCGATTACGGTAATTCCGTCTTCTAGCTTCATTTGTGCTAATTTTACTTCCATAGAAAGAACAGCTTTAATCTTGTTTAACTTGTTCTTGTATTCCATATATTTATTTATTTGATTAATTAATTTTCTCTTGTTATTACTCTTGATTCGCTAGTGTTTACAATAATTGAAGAGCCTTGTGATACTAAAGCACCAATCCCTTGATTTATTTCTTCTCCTTTGCAACAATCTTTAGAGTAAGTGCCATCTTCGCATAAGCAAGCTCTTGAAGAATCTTGCGGACTTGTTTTTTTATTCGCCATCTTTTAAAATATTTATGATTTGATTAATTAACTCCTCCTCTTCTAGCTCTTGTAAAGACATCTCTAGCTTATCTGCAAAGTATCCCTCGATAGAAAAACCTTTATACTTACCCTCCTTAACTTGCTTCCAAACGTTCTCGTCTTCTATCTTCATAGAAATCATCCAAGTGCCTTTAGGTAGTGAGAATCCGTATTGCTTAGATTTATCCATGTCTGGGTTATCGATAATCCAAGACTCAACAACCGTAGCACCATCAAATTTAGCCTTATGTTCTAGCGTTGCGTTTGATTGATTGCCATTCTTTAAGAATAGTTCGCTTGCTTGCTTTACCGTAGCCTCGCTAAAGAACACGTAGAACTCGTCTTTGCCATTCTTACGATAGATTTGCTTATTAGGGATTAAAGCAGCTCCCATAAGAATACGCTTATCCGAATCTACTTCGGCAAGTTCTACTTTATAATCCTTATTTAATGCGATGAAATTCTCCTCGATAGCCGGGGCATCCACCAAGCTAACCGCATCAATCCCATCTAAATCTTTCTCGATAACTAATTCGACAATTCTCATAGCCTATAAACGTTTATATTTTTTTTTGTTATATTTTCAAATTATCCAAGACTAGCCGAAGTAACGATATTTCTATTAAGTGCTTGCTGAGTGGTTACATCTTGAGCCACTACATAAGCTCTCATCGGCTCTTGTGGTTTGCCTAGAGTTTGTGCTAATTGATTTACTCCGCTTACTCCTACTACGTTAAACGATGGAGCGGAACTCGTAGCACTAGGAGCGGTGTTTTCGCCTCCTCCAGTACTACCTACGTTAGTCGATAAGATGTCTTGTACCGATTTAAAACCAATCGCTGCGGTAGTCGCAATATTAGCTAACTTAATACCAAACTCGAACGGAGTAGCGGTCTTAGTAGCTAACTCGGCGGTAATACCTTGATAAGTATTAATTAATGCTTGAGCAACCGCAAAGGCTTTACCCTCCGTAGAGCTTTGCTCAAATAAGCTAGACATATTAGCTAAAGTTTGACTAACCATTGCAAGCTTTTGTTTTTGTAATACTTGCTCTTGAGCGTGAGCCTCCTTATCTATTTTAACTTTTTCATCCGCACTTAATTGATTGGAAGCTTGTGCTAATTTGTTATACTTTCTTAAAGCCTCTAATCGCATTGATAAAGAGTTTTGCTCATTTGAAAACTCAGCTTGCAATCTTTCGCTTTTCTTATTGTAGTTATAAGTTGCTATCTCGTCTTCCTTTGTACGAATCGCAGCCTCTAATTCTTGCTTTTTAGAATTAAATTCGTTTTCTGCATCTACTCTTGCTTGAGTACCTTCTTTATATAACCTAACATTGTCAGAAAGTCTTTCTAATTGAATAGATTTTTCTTCCTTTAAATTTTTTAATTGAGCCTTTAATTTTTCATCTTCATTCTTAATTAATTCAGTCGTTGCTTGTTTTTCCGCTATTGCTATATTATCAATACCTTCTATTTGACTTTTTTGCAAATCTAATCTTTCTTTTATTAAGGCATTTCTATTTGAATCTTGCTCTGAACGTAATCCTTCAATTTGAGCAACTACTCCATCAGCGTTTGCTAAAGCATTAATTAAAGCAACTTGATTTTCAATAGAGTTATTTTTTTGAACATCTGCTCTAGCTGAAGCAACTTGAGCATTAGCCGCAGCAAGCATTGCTTTTTCCTGCTTATCTAAAACCTCTTTTAATTCATCATTTGCTTTAATCCTTTCTTCAATAGATTTTAAATCATTATCTCTTACTTGTCTAAGTTTCTCTGCTTGTCTATCGTATTGTTCTACTAGACGTGCTTGTTGAGCGGCAGCTAATTGAGCATTGTTTTTTAATTGAACTAATTTCTCAGCAGCATCAAGAACTTTTTTGCCGTAAGCAGTTAAAGCGGCAGCACCCTTTTTAGCTGCTTCGGTAATCTTATCTGCACTATCTGGGATACCAGTTAAAACGTCTACCGATTCTTTACCAGCCTTTTTAACGTTGTCTAGAGCTGCAGCAAAGTTACCAGAGAACAATTCCTTTAAAGCACTACTTAAATAGCCTAACGTGTCAAGGAATGAGTTAAAACGCTCGATTAAGTTCTCCTTAATTGCGTTACCTAGTTTCTTTAAATTCTCTACTGGATGCTCAAATACGTCTTTGAAGAAAGTAACTATCTTAGGGAAGTTGTCAAAGATTAACTTAATTAAATCATTGAATACAATAGACAAGGCTTCTAATGCCGTATTCATAATATCTACTACCTTTTGATTTTTAGATAGTACCTCTTTGAACATATTAAATGCCTCCATCACAAGACCAATTCCTAAAGTCTTGATGGCAAGACCCATGCCTTTAAAACCATTGACTAAGCCTTTGATTCCGCCTTCGGCATTCTTAGTAGACTTACCAATATCTTTAATAGCCTCTTCGGTCTCGGCAAATTTTTCGACAAGGTCACTAACCTTTTTTTCAAGGTCTTTGATATTGTTTTTTAATTCTAATTCGACTGTAACTTTTTCCATT